GTCAGGGCTACCTCCCGATTCAATTGAATCAGGCTATTGCAGTTTGCCCGTCCTTGATTGGACGGTGACTCGAGAGACCTCTCTGCCGTAAAAACGGTGAGGAGGATGCTCGCGTGGAGTCGTTCAATAGTGAGCTTTCTTATTTCATAAGAAACACTCGGGGTGATACCTGATACCTGGCGTCGAACCTTTGGGTTCAACAGCGCAGGAGCAGTTCTCACCAGACATTATATCAGCCGAGTTGCAAGACGATGTACTACTCGTAAACCCCTAAGACGGGGGAGTAGCCAAGGACTTGACCCAGGCTTTTCATTAAGTTGTTGTAACCTTAATGGAAAGCTTAGTCACGGGGAAACCCGTCTACTGTTCACTCAACCAGTAGCTTGCGCTATGATTGCCTTCGAGTAGAGTAGGTTCCACGGGGGTCACTAAACCTAGGTTTAATAACCTCAAAGCTAAAATTTAAGCAATGAAAATCATAAAGACTTTCTTTACTCAAACTAAAGCTTCCGCTGACATAACAATGCCTCAGAGAAACGCTCTGGTTAATCTATCAAGATTTAACAACCTTGATAGGGTCCTTCGACGATATTCATGGAAATTACTCTCCGTGATTAATCAGAAAAGGATCCAGGGTTTCAATCAAGTGAATCTTTACTACAATTTTGGACGTTATATCTACATTTTAAAACGTAGACATGGTGTCCTCTATGTAGTGAAATACTTAAAAGCTTGTTCGCTAGCTCTTCAGAGAGCGGTTGCAGGTAACCCAATGTCTTCGTTAAGAGACATTGAGCCTGACTTACCTTTGCCACGTCTTTCTTCTTCAGGCCTACCAGTAATGATAGGAACTAGAGATAGAAAGGCGATAATGGCAGGATCGCGGAAAGTTATTAGTAAGTATCTTACTCTTTTCGGGTTGTATCGAATTATCGATGCACCTGTTAAGGCTAAGATAGGAACTATAACTGACCCTTTCACAGGAGACTACCAATTCTTGAATGAGATGGATCGCTGATTTCGAAGTAATTCGAGTCAGTTACTACATCCATTTAAGAAAGGGTGAGACCTCAAGGTAAGGAGAATTAAGTTGATTGTTAAGTCCTCTCCCTCAAATAGTTTGAGTTGGAAAGGTCTCACAGTTGATTTAATTCCACTGCTCTCTGGGCCGCTTAAAACAGCTGTTTACGCTTATCTCAAGGAGACAGGCTCTCTTCCCTTTTGGGGGCAGATGGCTTCTCTCTATAGAGATATTGGTCGTAAACTCAAAGGATCTTTTGTAAATAATGGGAGTCTTTCCGTCAAAAAGACTCTCACTAATTTACCTGACTATCGCTTAACTCCAATTGGGCAACTCTCCTTTAAAAAGGAGGCTGCCGGAAAATTGAGAGTTTTTGCGATGGTCGATCCTTGGACTCAGAGTATACTGGCTCCACTTCATGATTCCTTGTTTCGTATATTACGCAATTTGCCTAATGACGGAACGATGGATCAGGAAGCAGCCTTTGCTCGAGCCCAGCAGAAAGCTGTTTCAAGCGGATGCTGTTACGGTTACGACCTTTCGGCCGCAACGGATAGACTTCCGATAGATATTCAAGTCTCAATCTTGGTATCTCTGACAAAATCAGAGGTATTAGGTAAGGCTTGGAAGCATCTATTGGTCTCTAGACCGTATGCGGTACCGAAGAATGGTTTTGACTTAGCCCCAACACGTGTTGGGTCTGGTCTCTACTATTCAGTCGGTCAACCTATGGGAGCACTCTCCTCTTGGGCAATGCTTGCAATTACGCACCATATGGTAATGCAATATTGCTCAAGGATTGAGTATCCTATAGGTTCTCGACTACGAGGTTGGGAGGACCGGTATGAGGTTTTAGGTGACGATATCGTCATCTTTGACCCCAGACTGGCCTCTCGGTACCTCAAGGTCTTAGCCGCTTTAGGAGTACCAGTCAACGAGTCCAAATCTGTTGTTACTTTAGTAAGTTCTTCACACAAAGTGGTAGAATTTGCTAAGCGAACTTCAGTAGATGGAGTCGACTGTTCTCCTTTAAGCTGAAAGATGTTTCTTTCTCAAGATTCTTATCCTGGTAAGTTAGCCATAATTGACTATCTCGCCAGACGTAAGAAAATCTTTGGACGATTTTATAACATGGTGCTCGCCAAAGCACCGTGAGATAATCGACCGTTGAAAGATCATACCGGGATTATAGCTTTCTTTATCTCTGTTCTATTTAATAGAGGAGGATGAAGAGCTATCATTCCTTGGTTCCATGATGGCCAATCACTGACATGAAAGTCAAAGAGATTGATCTCGAATGGACTTCCGCTTAACAGCATATCTAGTTATATTTCGAGTTATTTCAAGGGCTCTGAACTTACTTCAAAAGAAGTAAGGTTAGATGCCGGCTTAGAAATCCAATATCTCGACTTCTTACGCAAGAAGCGAGCAGGATTAATAAGTCGGAAAACCTTGTCTGATGAAAGTTTTAAACAAACTCTTCATCAGGCTCGAAATGTTTTAGGGCTTCCACATTCTAGTGCTCTATCGATTCTTCTTTGAGGTGCGTTTGCACCTGCAGTTCAGAGTCTTTGGAAAATTAGAATGGAGAAGGTTCGAGATTGGGAATTTGATGAGTTCATGACTTCTGTAAAGAAGGCGGAACTTCTCAAAGCCCGATTCGAACTCCCTCTTCAGAAGAAGGAATCTAAAGTCCTAGATTCTCTTCCTTTATCACTTCTAGAATTTACTAGAGTGGTGAAGAAGAAGGAACCTAAGAATAAGTCACGAGTAGCTGATACGATCAAAATTCGGACTTATCCGAAAGTTGGTTAGATCAGGACTCATAAGATTGGAATCCATGATTCCAGATCTGTGACTCTGGTATTGTTATTCAACAAGCTTAGTTTACTCTCATACCAAGGTGCTTTAAGGCATCCTCGGGGGGCTGCTATCCGATCCGTTCGAGGATTTTAGTTTTAAAATCTTCGTGGATCTAATCTCCTCAGCGGAGACGATAGTAGTTCTGAAAGGACTAAGGGAGTGTTTAACACAGGGATCAAATAATACTGATCCCGACACGAGCC